GCCAGTTGCCATCGGCCAAGGTGATCGAGGCTGCATTAGCGCTCGGAATGGGCGGGACGTTCGATACTGAAGCCCACTATAAGCCGGAAATCCTTGAAGCCGCGAGCAGCGAATGGAAGCGCGGTTTGAGCGTGACGGAACTGCTGCGCATTTGCGCACGGCGCAACGGCTGGACTGGTGAAAGCAACAAAGATGTACGCGGTTTACTCCGCGCCGCGTTTGCCCCAGTGGAAGCCGCCAGCGGTGTGTCAACGTATGACATTGGCGGTATTCTCAGCAACGTTGCCAACAAAATGATCGCCGATGCGTTCAACGCCGTGGACTCTGCTTGGCGGTCGATTTCGCTGATTTCGCCAGTATCCGACTTCAAGCAAATGAAATCGTACAGCCTAGTCGGTGGCCTTGACTACGAACTACTGGGCCGCGGCGAACGCATTAAGCATGGTACGCTCGGCGAAACCGAATACACCAACCAGGCCGATACCTACGCAAAGTTTCTGGGCATTGACCGCCGCGACATTATTAACGACGACATGGGCGCAATGGATCGCGTCCGCCAGCGACTGGGCCGAGGTGCAGCAACGCGGCTCAATAAGGTGTTTTGGACCGAGTTTATGGACAACTCAACGTTTTTTGCAGCCGGCAACAACAACTACATTACTGGCGCATCCACCAATTTATCTTCCGCGGGTTTGCAAGCAGGGGTCGAAAAGTTCATGAAGCAAACGGACCCGAACGGTGAACCGTTGGGGATCATGCCTCGGTATTTGCTTGTACCACCGGAACTGGATAGTGTCGCGCGTGAATTATTTGTTTCGACAAACAATAACACCGGCGGCGCAGCAACGACCGAGCGAGTACCCAGCGCGAACGTTTTTGCGAATCGGTTTATCCCAGTGTCAACGCCGTATTTGAGCAACAGTTTGTACACAGGCTACGGCAGCAAAATTTGGTATCTGCTTGCCGATCCAAACGAACTGGCAACGATTCAGGTTGTATTTCTCAATGGCGTGCAAACCCCGACCGTGGAACTAGCCGACGCCGATTTTGATTTGCTTGGCATTTCCATGATGGGCTATCACGATTTTGGTGTGGCCATGATGGAATATCGCGCAGGGGTCAAGAGCAAGGGCGAAGCATAACGTGGCCGATTTATTAGCCAGTGCCGCAGAGTGGTTGCGTTTACAGCGAAAAGACTACCTATCACAATCGGTAATTTATTCGCAGGACGGAATCACAGTCACGCTACTAGCGACCAAAGCCGAGACACGGTTTGAGACCGACGTTGGCGACGGCGTGCTAGTAACGGGGCGACAAGTGGACTGGCTGATAGATGCCGCGGATTTAACCGCTGGTCTCGGGGCTAATGCAAAACCCGAGGCTGGCGACCGCATACAAGTTGGCAGTGGTGCAACCGCTATACAGTACACCGTGGTACAGGTAGGCGGTGAAAACGTGTGGCGCTACCACGACCGGCAAAACAAAACGTACAGAATACACACAGTCGAGTCGGCAGCGGGGCCGCTATGAGCAGCGCTTGGTTTAGTTTGCGAAACAAAATCAAAACCCAAATTAACGCCCTAACCGGCTATGAAACCATCGTGAGCAACATTCCGACCCTCGAGCGAGCCGATTTAACTGCACCCAAGATTTTAGTTGTACCAGCCGACGCCACGATTGAGCGCCGCAACCGATCTAGCACGCCGAAAACACTGGCGCTATTTGTTGCGTTTTTTGCGCCGCTAGATGCCGAGACTAGCAAGTGGGACGACTTGGCCGAAGAGTATTTAGCAAACATGGAAATGATTATTAAAACGCTCATGGAGGAGCCCCCCGAGGGTTATAGGACACTCGAGGTTGAGTGGTCTACACCCATTAGTGAAGATCGTTGGCGTAACGTGTCACAATTCGCATCAATAGCACGCGCAAACTTTGAGGAACTATGAACGAGCTAGAGCAATCCATTGTCTCGATTTTGACCGCGGCCAAGGGCAGCGGAACCACAACGCGGCTCAGTGTTATCGAGATGCTGTTAAGCCGGCTGGACTTTTTGAAAGGTCTAATCGCGGGCCTCGATAAAACCGCTGTTCTCGAGCTGGTCTCGAAGCTATACGACGACTACATAGCGCCGCTGGATATTCCAGGTGTGCCGAATTTTATTTTGGAGCCGCAAATTGATAGTGCGCTCAAGGCGCTAGTGCTGGCCATCGTCGAAAAAATTATTGATAAGGCGAAAGCCGATGAAGCGTGAGCAAGCTATTTTCGATGTAGCTTGTTTCGTGATCGTGGCCGCCGCGATAACGCTCGGGTGCGCGACCGCACAGCCGCGCGCACGGTCGGTAGCGCAGGAGTTTTTGCGCGAGTACAGCGTTGGCTTGCATGGGGCATTTAGTGAAGCTGCCGCAGCAGTCGAAACCGGCGGAATCAAAACCGACGCTGAATTGCTAGAGTTTTTGCAGCCGAGAACAGAGCAGGCAAGAAAGCAAGCCGCAGCAAATCTCGATGTGTTCATGGAGAATAACATTAGCAACGGCGAGCTCAGCCGCAAAGATAGTGACGCGCTCAGGCAACTCGCTACGCAATTTCGGGAGGCCCAGCGGTGAACCAAAACTACGGCTACCGAATTGACCTCGAGGACCGCGAGCAGTTGCAGGGCGAGTGCGTACCTATGGCGCTGAAAAGCGGCGATTTTGACGAACCCGAGCGCATTGACCCGCGGCCAATTGTTGTCACAGAGGACCAGGGCAGCATGGGTAGTTGCCAAGGACACTCGCTATCGACTTGTCTTGAATGGTGTCACTACGTCGCTACGCAGGGCCAGTATTTGCAGCTAAGCCGATTATTTGCGTATCTCGGCAGCCAAAAAATGTCAGGCATTATGGGTGACTCGGGATCAACACTACAGGGAGGCGCTCGGCTTGCAAAAGAGTTTGGCATTTGCCCCGAGGCGCAATACCCGTACCCGAGACCAGTCGTTTATCCGTACGGGGGATATAATGCAATACCAAACAATTTATGGTCCGCCGCTGCACCTTATAAAATCAGAAGTGCAAGCTGGATTGAGCAGGAACCCGATGTAAAAACATTTTTGGCTAGTGGCGCAGGACTGGTGAACATTGGCATTGCCTGGGGTAGTGCAATGACACCCAGCAGCCAAGGAATTATCAGCCGGTTTGCGCCAGGCGGTGGTGGTCACGCAGTCGTTATCGGTGGGTACGTGCCGGATGCCGCAGTGGGCAAATCGACCGACCAGGGCTACTACTATCTGCTCCACAATTCATGGTCCAAGCGCTGGGGCATGGATGGCTGGGCCTACGTCACGCCAAATGCAGTGCGGCAGATGCTTCAGCACCGATTCACGTATTTTGTCGGCCTAAGCGATATGAGCGAAGTAAGGCCGCGTAGCGTTGATTTTATCAAGGAGTCCGTGATTCAATGATTGAACTATTTTTAGCCGCAGCGCTATTGCAGGAACCAGTTTGCACTAAAGGAAATTGTTTGCCGGCGGCGACCGTAATGGAATCGGTGCAGCCCACAACCAACAGCCGGCAAGCAGTGGTGGCAAGGAAGCCATTTTTGCAACGTCTATTTCCGCGACTCCGAGCGCGCAGGAAGTGAGGCGACCATGGAACCAGTTACGGTACTCGGCGCCATGTCTGCCGGTATGGCCGCGATGACGGGCGCGCTAACGGTGTTATGGCGACGATTTGAAAAGCTAGCCAACGACTGCGAAGAGGATCGGCGGCAGCTATGGAAAGAGATCGCTGAACTAAAGGGCGCCGATGATAAACGTTAATATCAAACAGGCCAAAATTATTTTCCGCGAGCAAGCCGTGTTGACGCCAGTGGAAAAGGCGAAGATTCGGTACGTGGGCCAGGCCGGCGCGTTCATCCGCCGCGATGCCAGGTCGAGTATGCGCCGCAGGAAAACGCCGAGTCCGCCAGGCAAGCCGCCTCGAGTAGTCGATGGCCTCCTCAAAAAGTTTTTGTTTTTCATCGTGGATCGGCAAGAACCAGTAGCTGTCACTATTGGGCCGGCCAGTTTCGGTGAGGGGTTTGACGCGCCGCGAGCGCTGGAGTTTGGCGGCGTGGTCACAAGAAACGTATACGCGCGCGGACGCCTTCGCAGTATGCAAGTACGCTTAGAAGCGCGGCCCTACATGCAGCCGGCATACGACAAAACAGCAGGAAAGTTGCCGGATTTGTTCTCAAAAGCGTTTAACAAGTAAGGAGTAGAGTATGGCCATTTTAAAGGGCCTAGATTGCAAGGTGTACCGAAACAGCGCTACGTATGGCAGCCCAACATGGGCGCTGGTTAATCCAGTTATCGAGGTGACCGCAAATTTAACCAATACAGCATTTGATGCCTCGAACCGCGATAGCAATTACCGTTTGCAATTGCCAGCGCTTACCGAGCTATCCTTTGACATTCGGATGCACAAAGACAAAGACGATACTGATTTTGCGGCGCTGGAAACAGCCGCGCAGGCGCGAACGACAGTTGATTTGCTCATTCTTGACGGCTTGCAAACGGTAGCGGCGTCGGACGGTTGGCGGATTCAAGGTTTTTTCACGACGTGGAACGAATCGCAGCCGCTCGAGGACGCGGTAACAGTAGACGCAACGTTTGTGCCAGCAGCGACCGCCAACGCCGTAGCAGTTGCAACCGGAACAGCACCACCCCCATAACTTGAGGCGATATGCAACAGTTTTTCGACGGCAAAAAAACCTGGTCGTTGCGCTGGACTATAGGCGTAATGCGCGAGGCTAGAAGTATTTGGTACTATCGAGGCCAAGAGCGGGTTCGTCTCAATCCAGGGCTACCGGAGGAGTTTATCGGGGATCTGTTTGGCAACGCGGAATTGGTTGCCGATTTGGTGTTTTTGTGCGCGATGCGCCAGCACCCAAATGACACCAAAGAAGACCTCGAGGAACAGCTATACGGCGAAGTCATCGACAAAGCCAGGGAGGCGCTAATTGACGAACTTGTAAATTTTTCGCAGGACCGCAGCGGTCGGGGCAAGATGCTGCAAGCGATAGCGATAGAGGTAAAACAAAAAATGGCCGCAATCATTCAGGAAGCAACCGAAAATTTGATGTTGTCGGAGTCATCAACCAGTGGTGTGGAGAACTCGGAATTGACGGAAGCGAGCTAACATTTTGGGATCTATCCGAAATGGTCAAGGGCCGGCGCAAAGCAGAATGGGCCAGAGCCGGAACAATCGCGGCGGCGATATATAACACGCACAGGAAACGCAACAGCCGAGTGATTCGGCCCGCAGATTTTTACCGCGACCTAGAACAGGTCGGGGACTGGAAGGCAGCAGTTAAGAGTTTTAAGGAGAAGCAAAAGTGAGTCAAGCAGAAGTCAAAACAGTAACAGACATTCTACCCTACGTTCCAGCATCAGCCGCAACGGCTGGCGATTGCGTTTCAATCGGCTCGTTATTTGGAATCGTAGCAACCGATCTAGCCGCTAGCGAGCGCGGCAGCGTGGTTGTTTCGGGGCAAATTTTAATGCCGAAAGTAACCGGCGCAATCAGCCGAGGAGCGCGGCTCTACTGGAACCCGACAGGCGACCCAGTGGGCGGTACAGCCGGCAGCGGCGCAGTGACGACCAGCGATAGCGCAGGCTTTTTGGTTGGGATCGCCGTTGAAGCCGCCGTATCTGGCGATACTAACGTAACCGTTTACATTATCCCTGGCAGTGAAAGCGGCGTACAGCATACGCGGCAGCGATTCACAGTGGCACAGGTCAACGCAGGCGCTACAGTGCTACCAGCGCGAGCCGGCATTCGCTACCAACTTGTTGATTTGGCCCTCATTGCCATCGGCGGCAACGCAGCAACGGCAACCGGAGTGATGGTGCGAGGTACGCAGTCAGCGAGCGTGGTTAAGCTCATGGACGCTAAGGTGGCTGGACTCACGCAATCAACACTACTCCGCATTGGCACAGCGACCAACGGATTGATTTTGGCCGACGGTGCTAGTTTTGTTGCCAACGACGTCAACACAGCAATCACGATTATCAAGGATGGCAGCGACGTAGCAACGGCGACTCATATTGATTTGCTCATGTCCTATAAGATGATTTCGGCATAGTATGGCATCGAAAAAGGCAATTGAGGCAGGCGGCGCGTTCATCCGTATTTTTGCGGACGACTCGCCGTTACGCCGAACACTCAAAAGCGTGGCAAAACGCCTCCAGGCTTTTTCTGCGCCGTTCATTACGGCAGGCAAAGCAATCGGAGGCGCTATGCTTGCCGCTGGTGCCGGTGTCGTTGCCGCCACGAGGTCGTTTGCGAATTACGCCGATCAAATTGGAGATATTTCGCAGCGAACGGGATTATCAACCGAGGCAATCAGCGAACTCGGCTACGCGGCCAAGCTATCGGGTTCATCGGTCGAAGATTTGGAAAAAGGTTTTCGGACGCTGCAAAAAGGAATAGGGTCCGGCAGCGCCAACAAGGCACTAGAGAAACTGGGCCTCGATCCAAAAAGCCTTGCCGCGATGGCGCCCGATGAGCAATTTATGGCCGTTGCCGATGCGATTGGTTCCATTGCTGATCCAGCGCAAAAAACCTCGATGGCGATGGCCTTATTTGGCAAGGCCGGCGCAAATCTCATTCCCATGATTTCGGGCGGTCGGAAGGAACTCGAGGCAATGCGGGCCGAAGCAAGATCGCTCGGCGTGTCCATGTCGGGTGAGAACGTGGCAGCAGGGGCCGCGTTTAATGATGCCCTTGATAAGTTATTTATGTCCATGCAGGGGATCGCCAACGCGATTGGAAAAGTCGTTGCCCCCATGCTAACCTGGCTAGCAGACCAGGTAGTAATACTAGCCGGCGAGTTTATCGCATGGATGAGCGACCTGGCAAAGTTTACCGGAAGCTGGAACACGTTTACCGCTACGCTTAAAGTGGGTTGGCTAGGCACAACCGGCGCGATCATGAGCGGCTGGGATGGCGTTTACGCAAGCCTCGTCAGCGTAACCAATACGCTGCAAACGTATCTGGAAGGCGCGTTCGATGCTATCGGTGTGTCGATTTTGAACGTATGGGATAACATGCTCGAAAGGCTACTGGGCCTAACCTACACGGCGATGAACCAGATCGCCAAGCCGCTATCGGACGTTTTGAAAAGGGCCGGATTAGACCAGTTAGCCGGAACGGTGCAAGGACTGGGAATAGTAGCCGGCGTGACGGGCGGCAGGGCCGCGGATCGCCAGTCGCAAATACAGCAGCGCAATCAGGAGCTAGAGCAGCGAGCGGCAGCGCGCCAGCAAATGATGGGCGGAGTTGACACCGCACTAGCCCAAGAAAACGCCAGACGCCAGGCCGCGCGCGATGCAGAAATGGCCGCCGCACAAACTGAACTCATTAAAAGCATGGAGGCGGACCAAAAGGCCGCCGAGGAAGCCGCCAGGCAGCGAGCCGAGGAAGCTAAGGGCCGAGCGGTCGACGTGGCGCAGTTGCAGCAGGGACAGCAAGGCGCCGAAACAGCCGGTACGTTTGCGGCAGCCGCCATAGCAGGACTCGGAGCCAGTAATCTACAGCAGGACATGCTATCGGCGCTATTGCGAATCGGCGACAACACCGATGAACTAATCCGGCTCGACGAAGAGGGAGGAGTGGCGTGAGCATAACGGTAACCGAACTCGCTTTGGAAAGCCGAACTGGTGATGTCAGCGTTGATGGCCGAAGCTCAACCGCCGAGTTGGTGTACATCGTCAACGGAACAGCGCTAAGCAACATCGCAGTCGATTCCGTACGCGCTACAGCGCCCACGGTGTTTAACGGGCTCATACGCCGCCGGTTTGCATTTGAGCCGATGAGCAACGCGGCGTACAAAGTGACAGTGAGCTACGATTCGGCGAAGCGCTTACAGGTCAACGAATTTGAATACGAATTTGACATCGGCGTACAGGACCAGCGCATCACGCAAAGCAAAAAAACCGAGGCCATTTATCGCGCGCCACGGGCCGGCTCGCCGACGACAGCTCCGAACTATCGAGGGGCAATTAACGTCCAGGATGGCCGCGTTCAAGGCGTTGACGTGTCTATCCCAACGTATCAGTGGACAGAGACTTATATTTTTCCAGCGGAAGTTGTAACCGAGAGCTACAAAAACACGCTCTACAATTTGACCGCCACAAAAAACAACGCATTTTTTAGAGGTAAGGCAGCAGGCGAGGTGCTGTTTGGCGGTTGCCGCGGGCGACTGCGAAACGAAGATGAGTTTTCAATCTCTTTCCAGTTTATCGCCTCGCCGAACGTCGCAAACCTAAACATCAACGGAATGTCGATTACCAAGAAAGGCCATGATTTTATTTGGTTTGTGTATGCCGACGTTCAAGATACGGGCGGCAATGTGACCAACATCGTCAAAAACCCAGTTTTTGCTTACATTGAGAAGGTATATGAAGATGGCGATTTCTCTTTACTGGGGATCGGCACATGACGGTGTTTTTGCGAGGAGATCGGCTCGACCGCCGTGTAACGGCGCGGGATGCAAACCGAATGTTACGCGCCGCTCAGGAGTATGACGCTGGCCTTGGTAATCTCACAACCCAGCAAGTGATTGATACTTTTCAGGCCGGCCATATTTTGGTCAGAAATGATACGCAGTGGACAGTTTACCCATATACCGTCATGGGATACGCCCAGGCCGACGCAAGATTCGATACGAGAAACGCCAATATCAGCACGCGGTTAAATGTATTCACGGGTCAACGTTTGAAGGTGTACAAACATTGGTTTCGACATTGCGTATTTCAGCAAGGCGCCGCGCCAGGTGAAGTTGTGCCAGCGGCAATAAACGGGCTATCGTTTTGTTCAGTGCGCGACCCAGCAAACACGACGACGACACTAGCAATGGGATCGATGGTGGCTATCGAGGACGCGGACACGTTTTCAACCGAGTGGTTTTATTCAGGGTTTCGGCATTTAGGCTCGACCACGGCTGGTCGCTATGGCCACGCGCATTTAGTCCAAGCCGGTAATCTTGGCGTAACCTTCCGTTATGCGCTAGTCAATCTCCAAAAAATTACGCCATGCTGGCGAGTGAACCTAACCAACCGGGTCAGCAATGTTGAGTTTGATGGGGTTATTGCAGACTACTCGGGCATAATTGGAAGCAGCGGCAACATGAAGGTGTACGACCCGCAGGGCATTTGTCCCGATACAACCATCATTCCGACAGGGGCATGTGACGTAAAAGGTTTCGCCGAAATATATCAGCCTTCGATCAACACGACCAACAAAACGGAAATACCGGATATTGCCGGCGTTTTAATTTCAGTTAACGCAACGACAGTAAGAGACGGGCTACAAGAAGAAACAATACTTCCTCCATAAAGGACCGAAGACATGACTGTATTATCCGACGAGTTATCCAAGCCCCAGTACCAAGGTCTTTCCGACCAGCAAGCAGCGGACGCGATCAACGCCAAGACCGTTGTCGTCCAGCAGTCCGTTGCAATCCGCGACCTCAAGACCTACGCCATTTTTGGCGGCATTTGGCCGAAACTGCTTGCCGGCGAAAAGTCCTCTAATCCGCAAGTGGCGGGGCTTTGCCAAAGTGTCGTCGCATGGGTCGACGATCCGAGAATCTCGACCGTCGATGTGAATCTGCCGCAGGTGCAAGCGATGCTCACGCAGCTCGTTGGCGCAACGCTTCTAACGCAGGCACAAGCCGCCGACATCATTGCGATGGGCAGCAAGGTTGTCTCATGGACATCAACCGTTGGCCTACCCGAAATTGGAATTGGGCTTGTAAAGAACGCACGCAAAGAGATGGAAGCAAGTGAGGTTTTGGTTTAATGCCGACCTATACCGCGAAGCAGAATTTTGTCACAGCAGCAGACATGACCATCACGCTGGCTAGTTTGGCCAGTGATGTTAATTTATTGGCAGGACGCGAAGCCACAGCCATAGACACTAGAACCAATGGCTATGCCGATTATCTAGTCAGCGGAAAAATCACCACGGGCACCTCACCCACTGTTAGTCGTTCCATTGAAATCTGGCTAATTGGCTGGGACGGCAGCGGCTGGCCAGATGTTTTCTTGGGTTCTGATGCCAATAGAACCATCAGTTTGAGTAACGTGAAAAACGCTATCTGCCGATTCTGCGCCAACATCACGATCACTGCATCGAGCAACGAAGATTATTATTTTGGGCCGGTCAGTGTTGCTCAGGCGTTCGGTGGCAGGCTTCCTGGGCAGTTCACCGTTTTTGTTGTCCATAATGCAGGCAGCGCGTTAAATGCGACTGCCGGAAATCATTTTATACGCGTGCAAGCGATTTACGATACCATCAGCTAGGCGAGCCAATGTACTACAACGGAAGCAATGCGTTCGCCAATCTTCGCCAAGGCCTCGTCGGTGCGTGGTGTCCGAGTCTACCGAATGGTGGTGGCGGAAATATGTTGCCCGATGTGAGTGGTTTCAATAACCACGGAAGCCTCGTTAATATGTCAGCGGATGATTGGGTTTCATCGCAGTATGGGCGGGCGTTGGATTTTGTTTCTAGCACTAACGAATCAGTGCAAGTCGCTTCAACAGCAAATCAATTGACAGTGCCGAGCACAGCGGTGACCTTAGCGGCGTGGGCTAGGCCGACAAGCGCCGGAACTGCTGCAGGACGAGAAATTTGTAGCAAGTTCCACGGTAGCGCTGCGCCTTATGTTTCTTATGGTTTGCAATATCATAATTTATCTGTAAATAGTCGCTTTTCTTTTGCGGTTGGCACTCCATCCGGAGGAGACGGCGGCTATCACCTCTTAGAAACCGTTTCGGCCTCTGCTCTAAATCAGTGGTATCATGTTTGCGGTACTTATGACGGAATAACAATAAGGATTTTTTTGAACGGAGTGCAAGCTAATACTCTTAGCTTAACTTCTTCGATGGTGTTTACCACACAGCCGTTTTCGATAGGGAGATGGTTAGGTAATTCCAGTACTAATGAAGCATTCATTGGACAGATTGATGATGTTCGCATTTATTCACGCGTCCTTACCGAACCCGAAATAAAACTCCTCGCAAGTCGCCCAGGCATCGGCCTACGCCAAGAGTCGCACCGCAACACGTTTTACCAGTTTCCAAGTGGCGCACGACGACGACGAATCCTAACAGGTATGCCATAGAATGTTACTTAAACTAAGCACAGCAACGACTGTTACGATTGGCCCAGTGCTAGATGCCGACGGTGCAGCCGTGACAACGGCAGTCGTGACTAATTTTAGCCTCGTCAAAAACGGCAGCAGTGCAGCGCTGACGACGGAGACGCTAACGCATCTGGCAAACGGTTACTACACGTTGGCACTGACCAGCGGTAACACAAATACACTTGGAAACCTCGAAGTGTTTGTCAACAACACGGCGATGAGCATGACGGTGTTTAGGTACAACGTAATTGCAGCGCAGGTTTACGATTCGATTGTGAGTGGTAGTGATCTGCTTCAAATCGACATTCAGCAACTTGTTGGATCGGCACAGGATGCAGCTAGGATTTTGATTGGCGCGAACAGCAATCACGAAGTTCAGGTGACAGGCAGCAATCACGTTGCAGCCGATATTCACGAACTACAAACGGGTGTAATTACAGCAGCGGATTTTGCAGCCGGTGCGATTGATGCAAATGCGTTGGCAACGGATGCGGTGACGGAGATACAAAGTGGGCTTGCGACAACAACGCAATTAACGACCGTCGAAGGTAAGATTGATACGATAGATAATTTTGTTGATACGGAAGTTGCTGCGATTAAAGCGGTTACGGATAAGCTAGATACGACCGTAGAACTCGATGGTGCAGTGTACCGATTCACGAGCAATGCGCTAGAGCAAGGGCCGAGCGGATCGAGTACAGTCATTGTCAGCCCGCTATCAGCACTGGCCCCAGAGCGTGTGGTTGGTACGACGATTAGCATTGCAGTTGGCGACCTCACCCCGATTAGCGTTGACGTGTTTGATGCCGACGATAATCCGGTCAACCTCAGCACCCAAGGCAATCTTGAGGTGTGCATCGAAAGCCGAAACAATACCGACCTGCAGACGATAGCGCATGGGTCAATTACTATCGGGGGTAGTGGCAATAGACGTGCGACGTTCACGCCAAATGCAGCAGCCGTGGGAACAGTCGATAAACACCGCTGGAGCCTACGTACAGCGTCGGGCAAGAAAGTCCTAGCGTATGGTCCATGGGTTGTCGAACGCGTGGCATTGGCCGATTAGCGGCCTTGTAGGGCCTAAAAAGGTACTCCGGAACAAAACTACGGCAAAATGTCCACATGGCGAACCGTCAAATTTTTCAACAAACTTTCCCTACCCTAATCTGCCTACAACCCCTTTGGGGGGGCTAAGGCATGGGGGAGGGGTATATAAGGAGCAATAATAATGGCAGACATCAGCAAAACCTTGGCCAACGTGAGCATCGGCGAAGAAGGCGTACAGTTCGTTATCGGCCAGGCCGGAGCCAGCGTCAGCCAGGGCGAGCCGGTGTACCTCGCCAGCGGTGACGGCAAGTACTACAAAACCGATGCTAATGACGGCGTAGCCAAAGCAGCAGCCGTCGGGATCGCCTTGTTGCCCGCAGCAACCAATGGCTATTTCCTCATCCAGACCGCGGGCCTCATTAACCTCGGCGCAACGCTGGTACAGGGTACGTCGTACTACGTCTCGACAACAGCCGGTGGGATTTGCCTAGAGTCCGACCTTGCCAGCGGCAATTTCACGACGTTTTTGGGTATTGCGACGTCTACGAGCCTACTAGAACTAGACATCACCGTGAGCGGAGTAGCACGCGCGTAATTTTCCTTCAAGGGTAAGAAAAAAATAATTTTCGATTTCAGGCCGCGCCCCTCTTGCGTCGATAACACTAACGCGTTACAACAAACGCATGTTGGTTGTTTATCTTTTGTCCCATCTATAGGATTTAGAAATGGACAGCAGGAAATCTCTAGCGGCAGCTATGGCCGCCCGTTATGTGATGTTTTTCGAGCGTCACGATTCTGTAAATGCAAATCAGGTTGAGTTTGATTGCGTGACAAAATACGCGCTCTGCTCCCTCAAGCAATGGCAGCGCCTAGTGGCAGCCGAACAACGAGCCGCGGCGCGTGATCGTGTGGCTATTGACCGAAGGCTAGCCGCCAGTGGCCGATAGGATTTGTCGGCTATGCGGAGAGCCACTTACGAAAAACGACAAAGCCTATTGTTCTGCCAGATGCCGCAATAAATTCTCACGGTTGCAAAACGCTAGTCCGTGGCGTTCGAGGCGTACCCACCGGTGCAAAAAGTGTGGTCATCTCATCTCAACAGCAAAGTGTTTCGAGTGTTGGTTGGAAGACAAAAAAGCAAGGGAAAAGAAATGAGGACGAAATTACACCATGTCTGATACGCAGCGTATGGAGTGGCGTGAACGGCGCCGCAAGTTTATCGGTGGCAGCGATGCCCCTGCAATTATGGGCGTTTGCCCCTTTAGGTCGCCATTACAAGTTTGGGCAACCAAGCAAGGCGTGGATTACGTCAACGACTCACAGACCGAGGCAATGAACTGGGGCACCCGGCTTGAGCCGGTGATTTGCGACGCGTTATCGGAACGACTGGGCGAACCAGTGCGGCGCTGGGATCAAGATTTGATCGTCATACACCCAACTCGGCAATGGCAAGCGTGTACGCCAGACGCGTTCGTGGGCAATGGTCAAGACAAGTTGGTGGAAATTAAAACCACCAGCAGCTACAGGGCCGGCGACTGGGAAGAGGATCCGCCGCTCAACTATCAAGTGCAGGTACAGCATAACCTAGCCGTGACAGGTGCGAAAGAAGCGTTTGTTGCGTGCTTGATTGGCGGCCAAAAACTGGTGGTACATCGTGTTGAGCCGGTGCCGGTGTTTATTGCGGAACTGTGCGTGCGTGAAGAAGCGTTTTGGCGTAATTGCCAAGCCGGTATCGAGCCGGAAGCGGGGCCAGGCCAAATTGACCGCGCTATCCTTGGATCGCTGTACACGACACGCGAGGAGCCGCTTGTGTTTGCCGATGGGCCAGTGTGCCAGCAAGCGATTGAGATTGACCAGCAGCTCGAGCAGTTACGCGAGCAGATCAAAGCCGCGACAACGAAAAAGGAAGCGCTGGAAAATCAAATGCTACAGCTAATGGCCGGCCACGAAAGCGCAATTCTGCCCAGTGGCGCAAAGTGGTCGTATCGCTGGCAAACGCGCAAAGCCTACCAAGTGGAAGAGAGCAAGTACCGCGTATTGAGGAGGGCCAGCAAATGAACAGTGAGGAATTGCTAAGGCAGTTGCTTAACGCAGTGCGTGACGGTGTGGCCGAGGGTGTTGTGGACCTTCTAGCGCACAACGCCGAAATCGTGGACATGATCGAGCGCACAATGAAAGAGGCGATGCAAAAAGCCGCGGAGCAAATGATTAAAGCGTATTTGGGAGATAAAAATGAGTGAGCTTATAGAAGTTAAGACCGATGAAGAGATAGCCAGGCAGGAGCGGCAGCTAGAAATCACCGAAAAGTGGTTCGAGTACAGCCAGCGCGAGGCAAAATTACTGGCCGCCAGCGATTACGCCCCGAAAGCCTACAAAGGCAATGTGGCTAATTGCGTGCTCGCCATTGACCTCGCTCGGCGACTGGACATGAGCACTGCAATTTTAATGCAAAATACGGCAATCATTCATGGCAAGCCGGCGTTTGAGGCCAAGTTCGTCATTGCGCTGATTAACCGTAGCCAGATTTTCACGCGGCTGCACTACGTTTTTTCCGGCACAGTCGGCCAGGACGATTGGGGTTGCCGCGTGGTCACCTACGAGCGGGCGACGGGCGAGCGTATCGAGGGTCCAGTAGTCACAATTGCAATGGCAAAGGCAGACGGCTGGTTTTCCAAAGACGGAAGCAAGTGGCGGTCGATACCGCAGCAGATGCTCATTTACCGAGCAGCAACGTTTTTTGGGCGAGTGTATTGTCCCGAGGTAACGCTAGGGCTGCATACGCAGGATGAAATCGACGATATGACAATTGACGTTCGGCCAGTGGGGCCAACGGCGCTAATGGATTTGATTCAAGACCAGCTAGGAGGCTAAAGCAATGGCAAGGAAGCATGGATCGACAGGACGTTTAATTTTAGGTCGCCGCCTTGGCGAAAAGATATGGATCGGCGCAGTATCGGTAGAGGTCACCAAGATTGACGGCAACCGCGTTTGGCTGGGGGTGATCGCCTCGCCAGAGGTCAAGGTGATACGGGAGGAACTGCTTGATCGGCCACAGGCCGGCGATACAATGGATAACGCCGAATAGTAGCGGCTTATGAAACAACAGCGCGGGCAACCGCTCGAAACCGATCAAGTGAGCCTACTATCTCATTTGGTCGGTTTTTTTGTTGGAATATGGAATATGAACAAATCTCCAGGGTTTTGGTTTTTCACGGGCGACTGGCTAAAAGATCCCGAGCTACGGTTTTGCTCGATTTTTGCTAGAGGTTTGCTAGTCGATTTGCTTTGCTACATGTTTGAAGCAAAAGAGCAGGGGTGTTTAGTTTGGCCTAACGGTGAGCCTAGAACTAACGAAGAAATTGCAAACGCAATTAGTGGCGGCGAATTGCAGCAAAAAATTGACGCTATCGAGGAATTAGTACAAAAGGGGGTGTTAAGTAGGGACCAAAATGGGGTGTTATACTCCAGAAGGTTGGTGCGACTAAAAGAAATTAGCGAATGTCGCAAGCAAAGTGGAAGCAAAGGCGGTAGCAAACGTCAAGCAAACGCAGTAGCAAACGGTCTAGCAAACGAGAAGCAAAACGCTGGGGTTACGGTTTCTGATTCTGTTTCTGATTCTGATTCGGTTACTACTAAGGATAATACCCCCTTACCCCCAAGGGGGAAACGCAGCAGGAAGCCGGCTTATGAATTTAATCTTGCAGACATTCCCGACTCCCTAAAGATCGGCAACCCCCAGGATTTCTACCGAGCGTGGGCGACCTGGATTGCCCATCGGCAGGAAATCAAGAAGCCGATTACACCCACCAGCGCCCAGCAGCAACTCAAGCAGATGGCCGATTGGGGCATGGATCGCTCGATAGCGGCCATGGAATACACCATACGCAAGGGTTGGCAGGGTCTACAGGAACCCGAGGGCAAGGATAAGCCCGATACGTTTTTCGAGGATTTCCAAAAGATGCACGAACGAGTCACAGCAAATTTAGGAGCTACTAATGGCTAAGGTTTTGATTTTTTGGCTACTGCTTGCCGTAGCCGCCGCAGCGCAAGAAGTCAACAGTGACAGCCAGGCGTTTGCGTTTGCGAAGCGCGAGGCGCAGTTACAGGCGAGCCGAGAACGAGTTGGCCATTTTCTGGGCATCGCGCCGGGCTGCCGGTTTGCAGGTGTTGGATCGAGTACATCGGTAGCCAGGCCGAACCACTGCACAACGCGCAAGTATCGGCTCGTAGCCAGAGCGTATGCGATTGGTCGCAGTGGAAAAGTTTATTGGTCGGCACATTATCGATAAGGAATGAATGATGAGAGACAATGAGTTCAGCGAGCAAGACGACAAGGACTTGAATCTGCACATAACCAAGATGCTTGAGCATATGGAATGGGAAGCAACGCTACCGGCACAAGAAAAAGCCAAGCGGCGACTAGTGCGGTTTATTACGCAGCTTCCACGAACGGCAGAACTCGCGGCGACTGCAAACATGCCGTGGGTGATGTTCGGTTGCATCGAGCGGATTGCGGCGTGCTGTGAAGAGCTACTTGGCCCTGATTGGCAGGAGCAGATCCGGCAGGAGCGAAAGGCATTTTTGTATGATGATGATGAAGGAGATGAATGCGATGAGTGAAGAACGCGACGACGAGTTTGAAGATAAGTTTTACGAACGTTTCATGAATGAAACATTGGCGGAAATGTCGCGTTGCAACGTAGACATAAACGAGCACGCAATAGCTCATGCAATTATGATTGCTGAAGCTTTTATTGCAAACGCAATTGAAGATTCGTCAGAAAAACAAGTGCTAAAGCAGCAAATAAAAACGCTACGCGAAGCAATTAAGCGAGTGGACTGAAGCCGAGATAAGCACAGAACCGGATTTTAAGGATTACGACGCTAGGACGAACGCTAATAATAATCGAGCCGAAAGGAAATAGGTAACGAGAATGAGTGAACAACCCAACAACCGCGACGACCGCGACGACCAAATTTACAAAATTGTTTCGCTTGTAACCAAAGTTCGCGCAGCAAAAGAAATACTGCGAGGCGCTGGGTCGGAAGAAAGCATCGAGTCGGGTTTTCTGCAAATGGTCATGTTTTCGCTGACGAAGCTAGATGAGATTTTGAGCGATAGGTACGAGGAACTTTACTAAGGAAAAAACAATGAGTAACCAACAACAATACATCGAACGCTACTGGCGTGACGCAACGCCAGCAGACGCAATTAAGGACCCGCCGATGGTGGCGAGGTTTCAGCATGAAGGTTACAAGACTTGGATAATAGATAAGCTCATCTATTGGGACAGAAGCCACTATCCGTGGCGTCGTGACGACGGTTTTTGCTACGAGCGATGTCAAGTCTACGACGCTCCAGACCCAGGCGAAGGTTGGAGGTTGATTGATACGGCTAGTGAAGCACCGCAAGACGGCGATGAAGTTTTGGATAATAGCGGCTGGCATCGACGATCAATAGTGCAATTTGGTAAAGCTGTTTACCGTCGTCGCATCGAGCAACCTAAGCCCGAGCCAAAGTACGCGCCATTCACCTGGGAGGACAGGGAGCAGTTGCGGGGACGGTGGGTAGTGCAAGTCGAGTCGACCGGAACAGAGCAGATGGTGAATAAACTCGATTTAATCAACAACGATCTGTTTGCCAATAACAAACTTGCCCTCGAATTACTCACGGGATGGCGATTCCTCGACACCGGCGAACCAGTTGGAAAGAGGGTTATGCAATGAACAGCTACGAGATCGGAAAATTGTTTAATCAGTTATTTATTTGTTTCCCGTCCTTTAAAACGTGGTACAACGAGTTAGCCAGCAAAGATCAAACCTATCAAGTGTGGACCAGGAATCTATCGAACGTGAATTTTGTCGATTGTCTTGAAGTGCTCGATGACTGGACCAGCGGCAAAAGTAAGCCGCCAGCAGGATTTGAGCGCGAACAGACGATCTACAAGCTTGCCGCAGCCGCCAGAGAGATACAGCTAGAGCGTGATCGCTGGGCGAACAACGAAAAAATCTTAGCGCAGGCCGACCGCAAAAAGTATGAGCCGATCAAGTTTGATACCAGCATGAAAGCGGCGTACGAGAAAATCTTAACGAGGCTGCCCAGCTACAAGGCCGGCGAGATGACATGGCATGAGTGGGTCAAATGGTGCAACGATTGCGCCATGGAGGTCGTGTGATACGCAAGCGAGTCTTAACGCTGCCGTGGCCACCCTCGGTAAATCATTACTGGATGGCGCACGGCAGCCGCCGATATATCAGCAAACGCGGCTATAAATACCGCGAGGACGTATTGGCCGCGTGTCTCGAAGCATACGGTGGCGCAGTATTGCCCATAGAAAAGCAGATCAAAGTAACTATTGAGGCATTTCCGCCAGATAACCGCTGCCGCGATTTGGATAACCTTCTAAAAGCGCCACTGGACGCTCTGGCCAAGGCCAATGTGTACGCCAGCGATTATCAGATCGCGGATTTGCGAATTATCCGGCGCAGCAAAACCGAGGGCGGCGTACTTCTTGTAACCGTGGAGGTGTTATGATTGACAAATCCAGCGCGTGGTATCAGCGGAAAAAGGAGCGCTCAGCCGAGCGTGAACGCGAAAAATCAAAATCCGCCAGAGAGATTGGGCCACTACCAGATGTGGTCAATCCCGAGCGGCGCGAATCATGCCGGCTATCGCTCAAACTGTTTTTGGAGACCTACCAGGCCGAGACATTTAATTTGCCCTGGAGTGACGACCATTTACGCGCAATTAGCGTGATGCAAGATGTAATTTTAGGCGGTGGCCAATATGCTCTAGCCATGCCGCGGCGTCAAGGTAAAACGACCATGATTACCGGCGCAACACTGTGGGCAATTTTATATGGCCATCGCAAGTTTGTGGTGGTGATCGCGGCGACTAAAGCGGACAGCGTAAAGATCGCCAGCAACGTCAAAATCACGATTGAGTCCGACGAATTGATTGGGGCCGATTTTCCAGAGGCGTGCTACCCAATTCAAAAACTCGAAGGCGTAAATAATAGGGCGAACGCACAAACGCTGGATGGCGAACAGACGCGCATCCGCTGGACGCGGGAGGAAATCGTTTTTCCAAACATACCGAGCGCTGATTGTGGTTGCGCGCGGCTGTATTGCCGCAGCATAACCGGCGCCATTCGTGGTTTATCCGACAAGCTACCGGACGGCTCGACGATTCGGCCCGAGTTGGTGTTGCTAGACGACCCGCAGACCGAACGCAGCGCGAAAAGCGCTCATAGCACCAGCCAGCGCGAGCAGACCATTAGCCGAGCGGTTTTAGGTCTCGGCGGAGCTAAAAAACGACTGGCAGCATTTGCCGCAGTTACAGTAATCCAGGAGGACGATTTAGCGGCTAGGCTCTTGGATCGTCAGCGCATGCCCGACTGGCGCGGCGACTTGATGAAACTGGTGTATAAGATGCCGACCAATATGGACTGGTGGAAAGGCTATCGAGACAAACGCAATGAGCTAATACGCTTTGAGAGGCCGCTATCCGAGCTAAACGATTACTACACCGAGCATCGGGCTATAGCCGATGAGGGTTGCAAGGTGGCGTGGGAATATCGTCATGAACCGGACCAGGTGAGCGCGATACAGTACGCTATGGACCTATGGGCCAAGGATGAGGACGCGTTTTTATCGGAGTATCAAAACACTCCGCGCCGGCAAGAACTCGAGGGCGTTTACGAAATCAAAACGGCGGCTATCGGACAGCGCATTAACAATATCCCGCGCGGTGTTGTGCCAGATTGGGCCGAGTATCTCACGGGGTTTATTGACGTACAGCAAAATGCTTTGTTTTTTTTATTGGCGGCTTGGAACCGTCAGCTACGCGGCGCGGTTGTCGATTACGGGGCGTGGCCCGACCAAGGCCGAGCGTATTTCAAAAAAAATGATATACGGCTTAGTATTACCGAGGTGTATAAAGCCGCCACAATTCAGCATGGGTTAGCCCAAGCGTTTGACGATTTAGCGTTAAAAATCCTGCACAAAGTCTTCAATTATCAGACGCGAGGCACAAAGCAAATTGATTGTCTTCTAATTGACGCAAACTGGTCGGTGTCAACGGAGGTGATCTATCAGCTAGCGCGAACCAGTGGAAGCGGCAAGATATACCCGCATCACGGACGTTATTTGGCGGCGACGACAACACCTATCGAACATTGGAAACCGAACCCAGGCGACAAGACCGGCCCAGGGTGGCGGCAGCAGCTCGGGAAGCGGGCCGCTCGGCATTTTGTGACCGACGTTAACTACTGGAAAACGGTCGTGGCACAGCGCGTACAAAGCGAAAGCAGCCAGGTTAGTATCGGGTTTTTCGGAGACCGGCCCGAAGCGCACACGATGTTAGCCGATCACTTAAGCGCCGAATTTGCTCAGGACCAATCGAGCGAATCGACAGGCCGGCGGATCATGGAATGGACCCAGCGCCCAAACCGCGACAACGAGTGGTTTGATTGTCTCGTAGGATCCTGTGTGGCCGCCAGCTACCTCGGCGGTGAACTGCCAGGCCAGATCGTGCGGCCACCGAAAAAGAAGGTATCTTGGCGCGAGCAGCAGCAAACAAAGCGCGGTGAGCGATGAGCGCGGGCCTCAAGTGCCCGAAATGTGGTTGCGCCGACCTTCGCGCATGGTCAACCCGCAATCGAGGTGAGACCAGGAGCCGCGTTCGTATTTGCCGGCATTGTGGCTACCGAGTGCTAACCAAGGAAAGCATTGTCGGCAATTTGTCCAGTACTGGACGAAAAAAGAAAAAAGAGGGTAAGTGAGTCTTGAGGGTTGATTGTAGCCAGGCATCATTACAGCATGGCAAACCCAAGCGACCTCGAAAGCACGATTGAAACCGCGGCAGAGAGCCCGCAAACCGCGAACGTGGATGGCGTGAGCGTGACCCAGCGCAGTTTGCGCGAGTTAATCGAAGCCGATCAATATCTGGAAGCAAAAAAGGCCGCGCGGCGCAAGAACCGCGGGCTACGCTATACCAAAATCGTTCCACCAGGAGCCGGCTAATGGCGTGGTGGAATCTGTTCACAAAACCGGCAGCTAAAACCAAATTTGTCCGCGTCAAGGCGAAGTACGACGCCGCGCAAACCAACTACGATAACCAACGACACTGGGCGGCAGCGGACGATTTATCGGCTAGAAGTGCCAACTCCGCACACGTTCGGCGACAATTGCGCAAACGCAGCCGCTACGAAATCGCCAACAACAGCTACGCGCGGGGGATCGTATCTACCCTGGCAAACTATACGATTGGTTCCGGTCCCTCGCCAGGTTTAACCTATATGGGCGCGGACTTAGAGCGGGAAGAGGTTAGCGAAATAGCAAGCCAAGTTGGCCGGCTGTTTTACGCGTGGTGGACAGAGGCTGATATTCCGACAAAGCTACAAACCGCAGCAATTGCGGTGCCTCAAGATGGCGAAGCGTTTTTCACAAAGTTTACTAGCCTAAACCCATTTTGGCGTTCGCCAGTTCGGCTCAATGTCAGGCTACTCGAGGCCGACCATTTTGAGACCGATTCGGTTATTGCCCAGCTAGGCGTTGATGAGTCCGCAACAGAGCTAGACGCCAACGGTGAGGTGATGGCGTACTATGTTTTGCCGAATCATCCCGGCGATTTGTTTGCGCCATTTCAAACGGCTCAGCGGGTATCAGCTAGAGACGTATACCATCTATTCCGCGCCGACCGACCAGGCCAATTACGCGGCATTCCATGGTTAACGCCCTCGCTAGGAATCTTTGCCCAATTACGCCGTTTTGTACTGGCGACCTTAACTGCCGCCGAAACCGCCGCCGATCATGCCGCAGTGCTGGAACAGATGGCCGCCAGCGACGATGAGGACCAAGCCGAGCCGTGGGAACGGATGGAGATTGAACGCGGGGCGATGGTAACGCTACCAGCAGGTGCAAAGCTATCGCAATTCAAGGCAGAACACCCCAACGCGACATTCGAGCAATTTGTAACGTCGATGGTGCGCGAGGCCGCCAGGTGCGTTGATATGCCGGCAGTGCTGGCTATTGATGCCTCCAAATACAACTACGCTAGTGGCCGACTTGACCTACAGGCGTTTTGGCGAACTCGCAGCGCCGAGCGCGTGCTAATTTATGAACGTCAATTTCTCGATCCGCTGTACCGCGACTGGCTAGATGAGGCCCTTTTAATACCCGATTATCTGCCGCCAGCATTTGTCGAAACGGTCCAAGACTGGGCGCCCATTTGGCGCTGGACTGAAGCCGAACACGTTGACCGCAGCAAAGAGGCGACCGGCCAGGCGACGGAGCTCACCAACCACACCACAACGCTAGCGCGTGAATACGCTCGGCGAGGTCTCGACTGGGAAGATGAACTCAAGCAGCGAGCAAGGGAATTGCAGTTGATGAGGGAGTTAGGACTAACGCCGCAGCAAGCGGCCCCAGCACCTCAGCAACCGATGCCCGAGGAGCCGGAAGAGGACATTGAAGACGACATTGACGAACCGACAGAAGTAGTGGACGAACCAGCAAGTGAGCCGCAATGAAGTTAAGCCTACAAAGTGAAGCAACAATTCAGTGCCAAGCCGCCGCGGAAGGTGCAGAACCCAGCCGGCCCAGTGTGGCCGTGAACGCGTATAACGGTGGACCCGTTCGCGTTGGTGGATACCGCCACCCCGTCGTAGTGGACCTCGAAACGCTCCAAACGCCGAGAACGATTCCGCTGCTGCGCAGTCACGACAGCGAGCGCATTGTGGGCCATGGTGTGCCGACAATTACCAGCCCAAATCGCCTCGACATAGCTGGGGTGATTTCTGCCAGCAATCCAGACGCGGAACAGGTAATCGACCTCGCAAAAGGCGGCTTCCCATGGCAAGCGAGCGTCGGTGTCGATGTGACCGCTAAGCCGCAATTTATCGGCGAAGGCGAAACAGTGACCGTCAACGCCCAAAAAATCAATGGCCCCGCATACGTTGTGCGAGGCGGCGAGTTGTACGAGGTAAGTTTGGTTACATTGGGGGCCGACCGCTCGACTAGCGCGGCAGTCGCCGCAGAATTTCAGGAGAAGGAAACTATGGAAGAGAACACGCAGGTTGAGCCGCAGGCAGACGTACAGGCAGTTTTTGAAAAGGCCAAGCTAGAGCAAGGCCGCCAACGAGCGATTGCAGTCATTGCCGAGCGAGCGATTGATAACGGTTATGACGTAACCAAGATTGAGGCCGAGACACGCCGAGCGATTGAGAGCAAGGCTACGCCGCAGGAGTTCGAATTACAACTCTTGCGACAGACTCGCCCAGTGGTGAACCAAAACCGCCGCGGCCAGTTGCCATCGGCCAAGGTGATCGAGGCTGCATTAGCGCTCGGAATGGGCGGGACGTTCGATGCTGAAGACCACTATAAGCCGGAAATCCTTGAAGCCGCGAGCAGCGAATGGAAGCGCGGTTTGAGCGTGACGGAACTGCTGCGCATTTGCGCACGGCGCAACGGCTGGACTGGTGAAAGCAACAAAGATGTACGC